TCAATAGGATCCGATACATATATCTGGCGAACCGCAGCGGACGGAGATGTAAGGGAAAGCCACGCGGAGATGGAGGGGACTGTCTGCAACTTCAGTAGCCCGCCAACTTTATCGGATGGCGAGTCGCACAACCCAGGGGAAATATATAATTGCCGGTGCTATGCAGAGGTAATATTTGGTTCTGGGCGATAGGTTGCCATTCTTTTCAATTCGCACGATACTTGCACCACAAAAAACAAGGGCCATTCAGTTGAAAGATGTATTTTATACAGTGTCTCAATTGTCAGACAGAATAAGCGAAACGCCAGAAGGGTTTTTGGTGTGTGAGGACGTGCCGATTCTTAGGGCTGGAGATATGGAGTATCGGCCAGACGAGACGACCATCACTGCGGGCGATGGTCCGACTATTTTGAGTAGGACGATTGCTGAAATACACAGGCCGGAAACTCTAAAAAGTTTCGAGGGAAAGCCGATCACGATGCTGCACCCAAGCGATGATGGAGGCTCGGTATTTGTTACCCCTGAAAACTGGAAAGAGCATTCAGTAGGTATTGCTCAGAACGTCAGGAAAGGGGAAGGAGAAAGCGGCGATAAGGTGTTGTGTGATTTCCTTATAACTGATGCGGAGGCAATTGATGCCGTCAAAACAAAACGATTGCGTGAGGTTTCGGCTGGCTATAGTCTTAAAACGATCGAGGTCGGCGCTGGCAGGGGTTTTCAGCGCGACATAATCGGTAATCATATTGCATTGGTACCGCGTGGCAGAGCTGGCAAGCAATGCGCTATTTTCGATCATCAAACAGATTCAGGAGAAATTAAAATGAAAACTAGTTTAAAAGACAAGGTTGTAGGGATGTTTAGCAAGGCTTTTGATGAGTCGGTAACGGATGAAAAGGATGCCGAAAAGGCATTTGACGAAATCAACCAAAACGGAATCCTGGGCGAGATCTTAGTTAGGCTTTCCTCAATTGAGTCATGTTTAAGGCAGGTTGTAGGTGAGCCGATGCATTCACAGACAGCGCCAGCAGTTCAATATGTGTTGCCTGGCTCGGTTGGATACGCAGTACAAACCGACGCCGCGCCTGAACCTGAGAATCAAGAAGACAAAGCGCCAGAAGATGAGGCGCCAGCAGAAGAAAAGCAGGAAGAACCAGCCCATGACCAAGCTGCAAAATGCGAGGACGAAGACATAATTTCCCGTGCTGAAATTCTAGCGCCTGGGGTTGGTGATGGTTCTGATGTAATACAAAAATCACTAGACGCCGCCTATAGCACCACAGACGGAAAAGAAGTGATTGACTTATTGCTGGCTGGCCGGTCTTTTGATTCGGCTGACAAGGTGATGCTTTTTATCGGCGCTTCTGAGCTGATCAAGGCAAAGCGCATGAAAGCGGTGGCCAGCACCTCGCGGTCGTTTGATACTGCAAGCAAGATCAATGCGACTGGCATTGTTACGGCTGAAAGATTGAATGAAATAAACGCTACAATTTACAAAAACAAATAACAAACGGAGATAAGGAAATGGCTATATTATATCGTGCGCCTTCTGGCGTGCCTGGCGATATCACCCGCGCCAGTGAAACAACGGTTGAAGCAGCTTATTTTGATCAAGCTAAGGTGTCCTCGGCTTTTGGCGTGGCTGTCAAGCTGGTTGCTGGCAAGCTGACTGCAATTGAGGAAGGCGACAGCGGAATTAAGATTTTTGGTGTATTGGCTCGTCATGCTCCTGCTATATCTGGTCCTGTTGACGGTTCGCCGAATCCCAAAGCGCTACAAAGTGTGGTGACAGAAGGCTATATAAATGTTCTTTGCAAAATCGGCACACCAGTTCGCGGGGGCAAGGTTTACGTTTGCAGAACCGCAAATCTTCCGACGATTGGACTAGGTGAGTTTTCGGCCACTTTGACGGCGAATGTTCAAGAAGTGTCCGGCTATAGCTGGGCGGTTGATGGACTGGATGAAAGCAAAAACGCAGAAATTAAAGTTTCTTTTAACAATACATTGGTGGCATAAACATGAGCACTCTTTCTTATTTCATAAACCAGCTAGACAATTTAGATCCCAAGTTATATGAGCCATTAGCGGCTGTATCTTGGGGCCGTGACATCATGTTGCGTCCAGGTGTTTCAATGTCGCACGAATCGACTTCTTTTATTCGTTCGTCCTTTGCATCCACCGGCACGCAGCGCGCTAACGGCAAGCCGTGGATCACTGCGAAGACTACCGTTTTGCCAGGCATTAGCATTGACGGACAATTGCTTTCAAAGCCAATACGTTTGTTGGGCAATCAATTGTCCTATACAAGCGTGGAGCTTGAGAGGTCCCAATTGCTGGGGCAATCGTTAGACGTAGCGCAATTTAGCGCCATGAATCGGATGTACCAAATGCATACCGATGAGATGGTCTATATCGGCGATGAGGACACAGGATCTAAAGGGTTGCTTAACTCTACAGAAATTAACGTCGGCCCTGTTACTGGTGGGGCTTGGGCCTCGGCTTCCGCTGATGTAATCCTTGCACAGGTAGATGAAATGTTACGGACAGCATGGGCCGCCTCTGGTTATGCAATTTGCCCTAACAAAATTTTGCTACCTCCTACAAAATTCGCTTTCATTGCTAGCAAAATCGTTAGCGCCGCAGGCGATAAGTCAATCCTGACATACTTGGAAGAGAACAGCATTGCGCTTCGTAATAACGGCACACCATTAGAAATCCGCCCCGCCAAATACTTAGCTGGTCGTGGCGTTGCTGGTTCTGACCGCATGGTTGCCTATACCAACAATGTTGATTATGTTCGCTTTCCGATGGTGCCAGTGCGCAGAGAAACGCCCTACACGTTGGGCATTAGCTTTAATGCTCCTTATATCTGGGCTTATGGAGAATTAGAGATTGTTTATCCAGAAACATTGATCTACAGGGACGGCATCTAATGAAAAAAAATAACTCAGTAAAAGATATTGATGCCCCTACCTCTAATCCGGAGGAGGCTTTAGTTGTAGGGTATCATGGATATTGCCAAGTTGTCTTGAAACGTCCAGTCACTCTTTCTGATGGCATTACGTATGGAGTTGGGCAGCATTCCATTCCAGTTGACTGCTCTAAAGACTGGTTCTTTAATGGGTTGGTGGCTAGTGGCGATGCGGTTGTTATTGCCACGACTAAGGCAGAAGAAGAAGTGAAAGAAGAAGTGAAAGAGGAAGGCCAAGAATCTTTGGATCCTCAGTAGGGTTTTATGGATATCGCACAGTTTAGAGTAAATTTCCCCGCGTTCTCTGATGCGGTGCGATATCCTGATCCTGTCATAACTTTCTGGTCCTCTCTTGCTGTTGGCTTCGTCTCTGACGAGGCGTTAGGCAGTTTATACAATCAAGCAATTGAGCTTTTCACGGCGCATCATTTATTTATCGCCGCTCAAGGCGCAGACAGCGCAGGTGCAGCCGGTCCAGTTCAATCAAAAGCGGTTGGCAGCGTTTCGGTATCTTACGACTCCTCGTCGTCTCTGGAGCTGAATGCCGGACACTGGAACAGCTCATCTTATGGGAAAATTTTCATCCAGCTCATCAGGCAGCACGGCCACGGCTGCTATCAGTTATGAAGGGAGTGCAAGTAAAGACTGACAAGGTTAGCGATACCCTTGGTGCTATTTCGGCACTATCAGGGAAGGCCGTTCAGGTTGGATACCCTCGCGACGGAGGCCGCCGCAAAATGTCAGATGACCTTTCTAATGCCTCTTTGGCGTATTTGCATGAGTTCGGCAGCGCGGCAAAGAACATTGAAGCCCGCCCCTTTTTAATTCCAGGCGTTCGCAAGGCTCATGACAAGATCGGCAGCGCGCTTGAAAGCACAATAAAAAATCTCTTTTCCCCTGGGGCATTGGATAAAGGTTTAAATATTGCAGGGCTTGCGGCTCAGAACAGCGTCAAAGCCACAATCACTAAAGGCGAAGGATTCAAGGCGCTATCAGAAGAAACCTTAAAGGACCGCAGGAGTGCGGGCTTCAAAGGAACAAAGCCATTGATTAGAACGGGGCAGCTAAGAAACGCTGTGACCTATGTAATAAAAACAGCAAGGGGTAAATAATGGCCCTTATTGATGTTTCTTTTCTTCTTAAAGATCCTGATTTTTGCGACAACATACAGATCATCAATAGGGATTCATCCGTCAACCAATATGGTGAGCACGTTCTTACAGAATCTGCGCCGATTGATGCTGTGGCCGTGATTCAACCGGCCCCGTCGGAGGCATTGGCAAGATTGCCAGATGGGACCAAGTTAAAAGACGCCATCGTTATATATTACGCGGGCATTCTTACGGTCGAGGGCGAGAACGGATACTCAGATATAATCATCACAAGAGGCAATCGGTACACACTCCACAAGGAGCCAGAAGACTTTTTAAATTATGGTGGTGGGTTTGTTGTTGCTTATGGGGTCCTTGAGAAGGTGAACAACCGTGTCTAACACTAGCGCCACAGGCGGATATTTACAGCAGACTTCCGGTCCGTTAGAGGGCCAAGCGTTAGAGCGGTTTATTCATGGTGTAATTTCTGGGGTTACAGGGATTCAGGGCGATCTAGTTCGTCCAAAATGGCAGAGAAATCCCCCGCCTATTCCAGATGTGGACGTTGACTGGGTGGGCTTTGGGATTCAGTCGCGACAACATGATGCCAGCGCATACCACAGCCAGCTTGACGATAAATCGGAGCTTGTGCGTCATGAGTTAATCGAGATTGCTTGTTCGTTCTACGGTCCGTCTTGCTTAGGAAACATTGCAGCTCTTACGGATTGCATGGAGCTGACGCAGAACAATGAGGCGCTTTTTCTTGCCGGTTTTGGCTTTGTTCGCGTTGAGTCTGGACCTCATTTTCCAGAGCTTGTAAATAATGTTTTTTTTGATAGGGCTGATTGCATGCTATTGTTGCGTCGGGAAATGGTTAGAGCTTACCCCGTGTTGCCCCTGCTATCCGCAGAGGGTACTATTGCCGCAAACCGAAACGAGGCCGACAGCCTGACTCAGATAAACTTTTCCGCTTAAATTCTAGGAGATACAAAAAATGGCAAATGGGTTAAATATTAATCGGCTAGTCCGCGCTACGGTGAATTTATCCCCGCTTGCCGCAGCTCGCCGCGGCTTTGGCACCTTAATGATTGCCGGTGATGCGAACGTGATAAACGGTCTAGATCGGGCGCGTACTTATTCTGATTTAGAGTCTGTAGCAAATGACTTCGGTCTTGTTGCGGCTGAATACAAAGCGGCGGCCCTTTACTTTGGGCAGTCTCCTAGGCCTTCTACTCTTATGATTGGCAGATGGATTAGAACCGCAACCGCCGGTCAAGTTTTAGGCGGCGGGCTAAGTGCAGCAGAGCAGTTAATAAGCGCGTGGACGACAATCAGCACCGGATCTTTTCGCGTAACCATTGACGGGGTTATTAAGACATTAACCGGCCTGAACTTCTCAGCTCAAACCAACCTTAATGGCGTTGCTTCGGTAATTAATGCCGCATTAACCGGCGGCGTTTGTGCATGGGATGGCTCGCGATTTTCGATTGTAAGTAGCACGACTGGCGCACTTTCTACGGTAACACATGCGGTCCCAGCAGGGTCCGGCTTTGATATATCAGCACAACTAAAACTAACAGTAGCATTGGCATTGCCGGAGGTTCCTGGTTATGCAGCGGAAACACCAGCGCAAGCCGCAGCCGCTTTAGCTAATGCGTCTGGCGCTTGGTATGGTTTAGTTTTTGCAGCTTCCACCATGCCGACAGATGATCAGCTAGTTGCTGTAGGCGAGTTCATCGAAGGCGCAAGCATTAGCCGGTTGCTTGGAGCAACAGAAACCAACGCTAATGTGCTTGTTGAAGCTTACACAACCGATCTTGCC